AACCAGTGGTTGGGAGGGGTGCCAGACCTTACCATTTTTAACAAGCGTGCTATCATGGGATTTATTATCGTTCCCACTCAACCGTTTGGGTTTAATTATCTTGGTGGTAAACTTCTGTCTATGATTTGTTGTAGTCATGAAGTTCGTGAAATGCTAAATAAGAAGTACGACACAGAAATGTGTTTGTTTGAAACAACATCGCTGTATGGTAATATCAAAGGAACAAGTCAATACGATGGACTAAAACCATACCTTCGTTATCGTGGAGATACAGAATCTAAATTTCTGTTGACTCTTCCAGACTTCATTTATCATGATTTGAGTAAGTGGTTTATTGAGAGAAACGGCGGTCCTTTGATTCACAAAGGTGCTTCAAGTCGTAAACTTAAGATTCAGACTAAGATGATTTCTATCATCAAAAATTCTCTTAAACAACATGACCCAGATACATATACAGAGTTTGTTGCTTTCATAAAATCAAAACAAGATGTGACAACACAGAAGCGTTTCTATATGTCTGACTATGGATATGAAAATTCTAGAGATGTCATTCTTGGTAAAACTGAAACACTAATTCCGAATAAACAAAATTTTGACAAATTTTATTTGGAAAATATGGTACAATGGTGGAAACGAAAAGCTTCCAATCGTTACCAAAAACTTGTAAACGAAAATTATCTGAGAACAGATCTTGAAGTTTGGAATTCTAATACTATGAACACTATTGATATTATCAGATGAATCTAACTTCTTTTTTATCCGATGGCGTAAATCGTAAAAAAACTATCCGTATACTTGTCTATCCCAATATTACATTTACAAAGGATCTGACAAAAGATAGTTATATTCAGGTAATCACTAATATGATTGCCGAACTTAATAATATCAGAGATGACTTGTTCTTTTACCTAGTCCTACCTGAGTATTTGGAGTGTCTTGATTTTCCTAATACAAAGCAGTACTTCCTAAGAGTACCAACGTATCCTCCTACGATGCGTTCACACTTTGATGTGTTTGAGTTTAAAAAAATTGTTGGTCATGATATCGATATTGATCTTGTATTCTCACATCTTCCCGAACATACACATGATGTAAAAAATGTAATTAGCAATGTAACTCATCATAGTCCTGCATACTTTGGGTATTCTCATTGGTTTGACTTGGATGAAGTTGTTGCTTGGAGTCATCCAAGTTTCAATCAAAACTTGCTCGGTATTCTTGAGATGGATAGATGTTATATTAACACACAGTCTCAGAAAGATTTGGTTTTAAATCAAGCCACAAAAGTACTAAACAGAAATACAATTGAAACACTGGATGAAATTCTTACTGTACAACATCTAGGCGTTCGTAGGAAAGATATTAATCGATCTGTGGTGCCATATCGTAAGACAATTGTATTCAATCATCGTCCAGAGACATATAAAGACTACAAAAATTTCATGTGTATCATGAAAGAACTTAGGAAACAACGTCAAGATTTTAATGTCTGGGTTCCTTTACTTGAAAAATCTTCCGAGAGTTGGATATCTACTGAAAAATTTGATAAGAAAGGATATTACAAAAAACTATCTGAGTGTTGTGTTGGATTTTCTCCCAAACAATTATATGGCGGATGGAGTGTTTCTACTACAGATGGTTTAATGAATGGTTGTCCATTCATCATGTATGATGCTGATTACTATCATGAACTAAATCCTACTGCTGATTTCTTTTCTAACAATGGTGAAGCAATTACTTTGATGCATAAGTATCTTGATGATGCCACTTATCGTGCATCTAAGTCTGTTGAGTCTATGAGTTATCTCGAAGATAATCTAATCTATGAAGATGAGATTGTGACAATGAGTGAACACATAGACTATATGATGTGTAGATTAAAAAGCACTGAAACTGAAGTTACTGAAAAACTTATAAATTTAATTCGGGAAAATGGTTTCATGACAAAAAAAGAATTGTTTGGTGAACACCTAGGATGGGGACGTGGAATTAAGTATGGTCCTTATAGACGTGCCCTATTGAATCATCCAAACATTTATGATACACTATCACCCAACCCCGAATATTGCTGGATCGACTAATGAAAGTAGAACTAAAAGACTGGTTGAACAGTATCAATACAACAAAGAAAAATCTTATTGATGAGGATCCAGATTTAAAATATCCTGCATATATTATAAACAGATGTATGTCTGGACATTTGGATAGTATTCTTTTGGCTAATGAGATGAATATTAATAATCATCTTGATCCTAAGTTACAATATGACTTTTTTATAAATATTGTGAGACCAAAAAAACGCTATGCGCCTTGGTTGCGAAAAGATACAATCAATTCACTTGAATTGGTCAAGGAATATTATGGGTATAGTGACGAAAAGGCACGAATGGCTCTTAAGATTTTGACCGATGATCAACTTGAATACATCGCTAAAAAACTGGATCATGGAGGCAAAAGATGAGTGCTGAGATAGAGGTTAAATGGTCACCAGACCAAATGGTTGAAGTTACTCTGAATGAACCAGATGATTTCTTAAAAGTCCGCGAGACTCTAACACGTATTGGAGTTGCATCTCGTAAAGAGAAAAAAATATTTCAATCCTGTCACATTTTACATAAACAGGGTAAATATTATATTGTTCATTTCAAAGAACTTTTTGCTTTGGATGGCAAAAGATCGAATCTCTTTGAAAATGATGTTCAACGTAGAAACAGAGTCACTCAACTCCTACAGGATTGGGGTCTCGTAAATATTGTAGACGCTGAAAGAGTCCAGGACTCTGCACCTTTAAGTCAAATAAAGGTATTGTCTTATAAAGACAAAGGAGACTGGACTCTTGAGAGTAAGTATAATATTGGTAAAAAGAAAACTAATTAACAGTCGTTAAACACTGATCCAACTTGAGAACCAAGTGAAGATCCTGCCTTCTGACCTAGAAGCAATGCCCAACCACCTGCTAGCCATCCAACGTATGGGATACCCATTACAGCAGGAACAGCAACACCAGCAGCGATAGCACTACCTGCCATTGCACCTTGTGACCGTGCTCCAGCGTCCGCCACGAGACACTCTGCTTCTTTTGCAGTTAACTTTCCCTCATCATCTGTTGCACCCCCTAGGTTGCGAGTGCCTTCACGGGTGAACTGATCTGTGCGCCATTCACGGCGACTCTCTGTGCCGCCACCAAAGAATCCTTTCTTGGTAACATCAGAAGATAATGATCTTTGTGATTCTAAAACCTTAGGATCATCAGCACGGAATTCAATTTCATAACCATCCTTACCTGCCTTAATTCTATAAGAAGAATAAGGACCACGAGGAAGATTGAATGTAGGAGGTTGAACTACAGGTTCAGGTTCCTGTTTGAAAACATATCCAAGCAGACCTATATGTGCTATAGCAAATATAGATCCTACAGCAATAGCAACCACCTTTACTGGTGAATTACTTTGCATCTTTCTTCTCCAGTGTAGGTGCTTGCTTTGAATCATCCTTCTTCTTAGAAGGCATCACACCAAACGTAGCTAAAGTTCCAGTAAAAACACTGGCAATAAATGTGGGATCGATATTTTTTTGAGGAACGCCAGGAACAGTTACATAATTAAGAGTCAGAATTGCTGCTGACCAACCAAGAATAATAACTCGGACGAGAGTTGATACACCCTCATCCGCCCACTCAAATTTGTTTTCCTTTTTGGCTTCCTCTTTCTTCTGGGTATTTGAGTCCATGAGTAAAGAGTCAGGCTCTTCTATTTATTTAATTATAATCTAATATTTAACCATGGAAAAATTGGATCTATGACTCCAATAAGTCGAAGTAAACCCTCAGCAAAAAGTGCGAGAACAACCCAACCAACACACATACTGATAATTCCAGCATTACGATTATGTTTTCGTATGGCATCATCAATCATCTCCTGACATTTTTCTTCAGTAACATAGTGACTAGGTTTTATTTCATGCATCCTCATTGTACCAAAAATCTTCCCAATCTTTAGCAGAATCAGTTACATCTTCTATTGTACGAGACTCTTCGTTCATTGGGAATATTCTCCAATCATATCTAAAATATCGTTTAAGGTTTGATTTGCAGCGTCTAGTTCGAGTTCGTTGTATTTTCCATATTTTCCATGACGATTGTAAACGTGATCTTTTAATTTGTAAACTCTTGCGAGCACATCAACTTTAGTCAAACTTCCACGTGGCATTACAATAACTTCAAGTAAACTATATATAAAAAAAAGACCCCTTCTGGTTTTTGCCAGGGGGGTCTTTTGTTGCGACGACGATATAAAACTATTTATTCAATATCATATGTCTTTAACTTTTGGTGGTCTGGAATAATTTTTTTCAAATCAACAATCAACATACCATTTTTAAAATTCACACCTGTAACTTCAACATCGTCAGATAAGTTGAAACCTCTAGCGAATGTGCGAGTTGCTACTCCACGGTGCATGTACTCTACATCATCATCTTCTTTTGCAGATTTGGACTTGATGATTAAAACATTGGTTTCTGTAGTGACTTCAATGTCATTCCTAGACCATCCGGCTAGTGCTAATTCGATACGCCATTTGACGTTAGATTCTTTTACAATATTATATGGAGGATATTGTCCACCAGGATGATTCGATCCATATGAATGTAACCTGTGGAAAACATCATCAAGTCCGACACTATATTTTCCCATAGCATCAAGAATTTTGCCCATGTCACTGGACGTGTAACGTGTAAGTCCCGTCATTTTATGCTCCTTATTAAGCGAGTTTTTTTGTATGATCCCCGAAGGCAATCAAATTTATTTAGACAATAATTACAAAATATAATTGTAATGTTTACCGCAATACATTTACGGGTTCCCGTAAAAAAACCTTAGTCTAAATAAATATAGGTACATATTACAATAAACTAAATACATGAATAAAGCGTTTTTAGCTTTTGGAATGCTACTGATGACCGCTTCTGCAGCAAGTGCAGGCGGACTTGTATCAAAACACTCTTCTAGTGTTCAACTTACAGTTGATGCTGCCAGAACTCAGGCAACAAGAATTGGTTCCTCATTTAGTATCTCAGGAACAAACATCGGTACTACTGATGGCACCACAGCAGATGCTGTTTCTACTGGTACTATTACCAATGGAATTTATTCTCCAGGCACTATTGAAGCAGTCCAAGGAACTGCAGAATCTGCTTTCTCCTTCTCTCAGTCTTATACTCAAGGCGATGTAGTCCCAACTGCTGCTCCTACTGTAGGAGCTGTTCCTAACTTCAGTAATGTAACTTCTTATACTGCTGGTACTGCTGGAACATTAGCAGGTACAGTCACTTCTGCTGGTCTTCTAACCGTGACGGCTGGTGGTGCTGGTACTACTGCTACTGGACAATTCGTAAGCGAGATCACTGTCATTGACTAGGAGTGTTAGAGATGACCCATTTTGGAAAGACAATCACAAGTATTGTGATGTCTGTGGTGGGAGTAAGTGTCACACTTGTTCCTGTTCAAGCTGTTCCTGTGGTGCCAAACTTCACTCAGGGCTCAATGACAAGCCGAACGGAGACTACTCAGAAGATAACTGAGACCATCAATTCGATGGACTATAACACTGGGTATCAGTATTCTGCTACTGGTTCTGGTGTAACAGCATCTGGAAACCTATCACCAGGAACAGGTGCTACCAATGTAACTATTAATGGAGTGACTTCATCATGGACTGGAGCAACAAGCAAGCCAACGTTCACACAGACGACACCAGGAGCAGCGTTTCAGTTCACAGAAACTTATCGAGGCCCTGGTTTAAGCAATCAAACACTTATTCAAAGAGTGACCGAGGTAGAAAGTTTCACAGATACCACAAGTATTTTCTCGCAGTAACTTTATTATTTGCTAATCCTTCTTATGCTGAAACTGTTGGTGGTGTGTCTGCTACTGCTAATCCTGTTGCTAACTCTTCAGGCTCCGTTACAAACCAAGCTATTCAAGTCCTTCAGGGACCATACATTACAAACACATACGGAGGCGGGATTCAGTGTCAAGGTCCCACTCGCAATTTCACTCCGTATGTAACAGGAAGTGTCTCTGCTTCTAAACCTTTTGAAGATTATTATAATGACCCAGTATACGATGTCACCGATAACTTTGGCGCCTTCGATGATGACGGGAATCCAATTGGAGATGGAATCATTGATAATCCTGGCGACATCCTCTTCCATAAGAGAACTAGAACAGGACAGAAAGATAATTATAGTTTAGGTCTAGGGTTCTCTATGACATGGAGCACACCTACAGATAAGAAACTACAAGACCTTTGTAAGCAAGCAGCATCAACACAGATTGAATTGACTAGTCAGTTAGTTGCTAATAAAAGATTGGACTTTGAGATAGCTCGTCTTAAAAATTGTGGTGAGTTAAAGTTAAAAGGAATCCAATTCCATCCTAAGAGCCCTTACTATAAAGTATGTGCAGATGTCTTAGTAAACAATCCACCAGGACATAAGCATCCACACTACCATGAGATTCCTAGAGTTTCTTCTTCTTCCGAGGGAAAACAGACCGCAATACCCGTACTGCCTCATTCATCTGACGCTGCTCTGCTCGGCGCTCCCCTGACGACAAAATAGGAGGTTTCTTACCACGTAAGGTAGCAATCTTTTTCATAACTTTCTTAACCGCTGGTTTGACTGCTTTTAATAGTATGTCCGCCAGCGGTTTTGCTAGTAATGCTGATGATGTAGCGATGACAGCAATACCACCTACCTGCATAACTTGACCACCACTAGGTAGACCAGCAACAATTTGTGTAGGTAGAGGAACTGGTTCTGTTATCTGAACACATGTCTTATCGATGAGTTCATAACCAACAACTTCCTTTCTAAAACCTTCTACTAATGTTCCTACAGGTTCCTGTGCTTGCTGTACCTTAGTAGGACATTCTACATTAGCAGTAGCTGGTGGTGGTGATTTTGGTGTATCTGTTTTTGGTGTTGGTGGTGTAGGTTTATCTGGTGTTCTGTTATCCACCTGAGGTGGACCAGTCATAATCATCTGGTTTGGTTCATAAGAAATAGGATTAAAATTGGGAACACCAGAATCGCAAAGCGTAACCACACCATTAGGATCATCCTCTCTTAATTGATTATTTTTAGCAGTATTAGTTTCAGTCGCTTCAACACATCCTGGTATATTAACCACAGGCACACCAATGTTAACAACTACTGGAGCTGCTAGTGGTATAGATGTTGAAGTGTTATTAAAGTCATAGGTGGGGATAGTATTAATTTGAATATCACTAATACGAATATCCCCGCCTGTAATGATGGGTATCTCGGGCATTATAATCTATTGCAGTCTCTTGAAGGAATTAATTGATATGCCATTTTGTCTCTCAACTGATTGACACGATCTTCATTATACTGTTTGAAGTTGCCACGCTTCTCTACTTTCTTATAGTAGTGTAGCGCATTGAGGATGATAGCGTAGTCCTCCATATCTAATTCAAATTTCATAGTCCAGGAATAGCACCGCCAGTTGTACTAGGAAGTTCTGGCATTGCAGAATCCATCATTCCAGGAAGAGCACCAGTAATTGCTTCAGTAGCGTGCTTAGTGACCTGTTCTTTTACACCATCGATAATAGCATCTTTCTGGAGGTATACATAAGTACCTCCACCAATAATACTTGCTACTCCTAAAAACGACAGAATAGCGAGAGCATTAACTACTTTTTGCATGATTAATATTTAAGACGTACATCTTATTTAGAAGTGCTTGACTAAATAGGGTATAGGGTCTATAATAGATCCATCGTTCATCCCCCGAAAGGAGGACGCAAGTAAGTCGCGGAACGGAGCCGTTCATCCCATGCTAGAACTATTATTCTATACATCCCTCACTTGTCAACAAGCCGATTCAATTATGTTTCGGATGAAAGCAAATGAGAATATTCCTGCCGAATATAAGGTGGAATTGATTGAGGTCATGAAGGAATCAACCCCTGAATGCTACCCATGGGACGCAAACGACTAAAGGAACGGATTAAAATCCAACTACTTTAGGAGTAACACAATGAATACACTTAACCTGATTCGTAAGCAGATCAACAAAGCTGCTGCACTTCACGACGCACAGATCTCTCACACCTCATATCGTGGTGTTGATTATGATACACGTTGTGTAGAATCAAAAGAGACCCATGGTACATTCTGTTATCGTGGTAAGCTCTATACTAAGTGAGTAACTTACTATAAAGAAAAGGTTGACACCTTTCTTTTTATATGATATTATATAACTTCCGTGTGAAGGAAGTTAACAGAGAGGGTTACAAACCCTCTCTTTTTTTGTCTTTAAGTAACAATTTAACAAATGTTAGTGAATTAACACAAAGTACTATACATAGTAGTAGAACGCAGTGAGGTGATGATATATTTTATTTGTTCTCATATATTATGTAATTAATTGTTAGGAGGATATTATGCACAACATTCTTTCTAGAGGTCAGCTTAGCGAGTGGAAACACTTTGAATCTACCGTCAATAGTTTAGAATCAGATTTAGATGTAATTAATGATTACTATGAATGTCTGATCGAATGCGACGAGAAGGCCTCAATCTGTAAAAGGATTTGTAAGAGGGTACTTATGTAGTAAATATATCATAAGGGGTGGTTTACAAACCTCCCCTTTTTTTGTGTATAATTAGTAATATATGAATTGTATTATCATGGATTTTGAACGTGTAGAAAGAATTTCGCAACAGATCAATACTTCATCTTATTGTACTAAACAAGAATTAATTGCTGCTATTCTGAGAGAAACTGCTCGTGACTTTCCAGCATTCAGAACTGCTGCTAAACCAAATGAATGGGAACGTGGTTATCATTGTGTACTAACAACACTAAATGATATTGCAAATGAGATGGATCAATATGTAAAAAAATTAAATAATGATCATGAATATGGTTACGAATGGACTCCATTGAATAAAGACTAATGCTTACTATTTGGATTCATACTGTAGCATTCTTTCAGGTTGTGATAATGAACTGTATCCATCCTGTGAATTGGGATGCTTGTTATCGTGTGGACCAGTGGTTGGTGCCTGAAGTTATTGAAGGATACAAAATCTGGTCTGGTAAAAAACATCCCTATCAAAATGAAAAAAATTATCTAAACAATAAGTTTTGATGTCAAAACAAACTGTATAGACTATGGCATAATACTATCATAGATAGTGTAGTCATATAAAGGAATATGAGGTTCTTTTTTGTTATCCTTGCTACACTGTTTTTTTCTGCTCCATCATGGGCAATTGATGTTACAATGGGTTCGGGTGGAAACTTGATTTTTGATCCTTCTGATGTTACAATCAATGCAGGAGATACTGTCCACTTTGTGAATGGTATGCTTCCTCCTCACAATATTATTGTTGAGGGTCGTGCTGATCTTTCTAGAGAGTCATTAATGTTCAATCCTGGTGAGTCACAAGATATTCTTTTCGCTGATGCTGGTGATTATAATTTCTTTTGTGGACCACATCAAGGAGCGGGAATGATTGGTAAGGTACATGTCCAATGATTTACACTCACAACTATATGAAAATTTTTCTTGATACTGCAGACCTAAATGAAATTCGTGCTGCTAATGAAACTGGTTTGATTGATGGGGTGACTACTAACCCTACTCTTATTTTAAGAAGTGGAAATGATTTATACTCTACTGCAAAACTTCTTGCACTAGAGTATCCTCACTTTGAAAGTATTTCTACAGAGGTTGTTGCTGACACCGCTGAAGAAATGATTGACCAGGCACAACAGTATATTAACATTGGTCCTGCCATTACGATTAAACTTCCATGCACAGTTGAAGGACTAAAGGCATGTAGAGTGTTGAATCGAGAAGGTATCAAGACAAATGTGACTCTTGTCTTTAGTGCTGCTCAGTCAGTTCTTGCTGCAAAGTCAGGTGCTACTTATGTGTCTCCTTTTGTAGGACGACTTGATGATCAATCTATCGCTGGATTGGAAGTTATTCGTTCTATCAGTGAACTATATTGTAGGTACGGTGTAAAAACTAAAGTACTTTCTGCTTCTATTCGTAGTGTACAACGCGCTGTACGATCTTGGTATAATGGTGCCGAAGTCGTAACAATGCCTCCTAAAATTTTCTGGGAGATGTATAATCATATTCTTACTGAAGATGGTTTGGATAGATTTCAAAAAGATTGGGATGCGGCAAAGTTAGAAGTATGAGTGGACTATTCGTTTTTGGTTTCATCACACTAATGGTTATTGCCATGGAGATAACATGGTCTGTAAAAAATAAAGGAAGACTAAAATGAAAGTTGGAATGATTGGTTTGGGTCGTACTGGTGAAGGTATGGCCCGCCGTATGATTGAAAAGGGAATTGAAGTTTGGGGTTATAGTAGTACTAACTACGAGAATGCCTGTGGGCAATATGAAGCAGGATATATTAGTGGATGTGTAACCTCGATAGAGTATCTTGTCCAAGCAGTTAAATCTGATGGTAAGAAGTTCACTAGTGCTGGTAGGATTCCTGGTATTTTTCAGATGACATGTCCAGAGCAAAAAGCAGAAGACACACTTGATGAGTTGTTACCATTACTCGAAGAGGGTGATATTATCATTGATCATAGCACCAGTGATATTTCAAAATGTCAGGAACTTCAAAAGTATTGTAGTAAGTTAGGTATCTCATATATCTTCTCTGGAGTATATGGAGATACCCATGCTGTCAATGCATGTTCTAAAATTTTCCAATCGCTATCACCAGGTAATGCCTTCCGAATTTGATTACGTTGAAGCACCTACAGAAGGTAAAGTTGATAAGTGGGGGTTTACTATCAAACCCACTATCAGTGATGATGAACTAATTCTTCGATGTTTGAAGAATGCACCTTGTGGATCTGATAGAAACCAGGCAATTAAATTAATTAAAATCTACGAGGATAAAATTCAATGACTCTAGCCCATGTCCTACTTTTCGGATCACTACCATTTATATGTGCCACCGCATATTTCGGGTACAGAAGAGGTGAAAATAACTATTATGAAACCGACGCCTACTCAGGAAATGGAACAGCGCATTAGGATGCGATTTGCATTTGCTATGTCTGCTTTTGGGAGAATGTTTTTACCTCATGGTATAACACCAGAAATGAGAGCACTCTGTAATGAATGGTCTCAGATTGAAGATCAACCACCTCAAGGTGATTTATATCTGGTAGACAGATATTTTCTAGAACTTTGGAAAACTAAAAATAATAATTTTTAAATTGGAATCACGATTATGGATTTATCTCATTTAGTATTAATACTAATTCCAATAATGTTTGCACTTGTTATATTTTTTGCATCAGTGCTTACAGATCAATGATGTTACAGTTTGCTAGATTCTGCGGTACAGTATTAAATAATCCATATGGATTAGGACTCATGGCATGGTGTCTAGTCTTCGTTCCTATTATTGGTATGTGGGCAGTTCACAAATACGATTGGCAACACTGGGAACCGTTCAAGAAGAAACACTAAATAATTTTGACCCTCCTGCATGCCATCGAAAGGCCCCTTGACATTTGTTGTGGGGTCTTTTATAATGGATGCATATCCCACTACGTCTATGAACCTTAAAGTAATACAACTAGTTGATGGTACTCATATCATTGCTGATGTGGAACAATTAGAAGAAGAACCATCTTGTTATCTTAAGAACTGTTATCTTATCAACGAAGAAACTGATACTCTTGTAGAGTGGCCTCGATATAGTTCAGAAAGAGAAGCACTAATCTTTTCCAATAGAATTCTAACTATATCAGAACCACACGCTGATATTGTCAAACTGATGCCTTCATGAAGTTTTACACTAACGTCCAACTTGTCGGAAACACTATCCTATATCGTGGATATGAATATGGAGAACGTGTAATTCATCGTGATTCATTTTCCCCAACATTGTTCGTCACTGCTAATAAAGAAACGAAACATAAAACGCTGGATGGTAAAAATGTAAAACCAATTAAATTTGAATCTGTTCGTGAGGCAAGAGACTTCATGAAACGGTATGAAGGTGTACAAGACTTTGATGTCTTTGGGTACGAAAGATTTTTGTATCAGTATATCTCGGACAAAAATCCACAGGAAGAGATGAAGTTTGATATGTCTGTAATGAATATCATGTCTCTTGATATTGAGGTTCAAGCAGAAAACGGATTCCCTAATGTTGAAGATGTTGCTGAAGAAGTTCTTTGCATTACAGTTAAAGATTTCAATTCTAAACAATTGATTACTTGGGGTGTTCGTGATTATGATAATACTAGAAAAGATGTAAAGTATATTTACTGTAACAATGAGAAAGATCTTCTACTGAAGTTTCTTGACTATTGGGTGCAGAATACACCTGATGTTATTACTGGTTGGAATGTATATCTTTATGATATCCCATATCTTGCTCGTAGAATTGATCGCATCTTAGGAGAGAAGTATAAAAAATCCCTTTCTCCATGGAATCTAGTCCAGGAAAGAGAAATTTATATTCAAGGTCGCAAGAATCTTGCTTATAATCTTGCAGGGGTTTCTTGTCTTGATTATCTTGATCTATACAGAAAGTTTACTTACAGTAATCAAGAGTCTTATCGACTTGATCATATTGCTATGGTTGAACTCGGTGAACAAAAACTAGATCACTCGGAGTTTGATACCTTCAGAGATTTCTATACAGGTAACTGGCAAAAGTTTATTGATTACAACATTCATGATGTGGAACTTGTTGACCGTATGGAAGACAAGATGCGATTGATTGAGTTGTGTTTGACTATGGCATATGATGCACGTCAAAACTATGAGGATGTTTATTCTCAGGTAAAAACGTGGGACAATATCATTTTCAATTTCTTGAGGAAGGACAACATTGTTGTTCCTCAAAAAACTAGTCACAATAAAGATTCTGCGTACGCTGGTGCTTATGTCAAGGAACCGATTCCTGGAAGTTATGATTGGGTGGTGTCTTTTGATCTCAACTCTTTGTATCCTCATCTCATTATGCAGTACAATATCTCGCCCGAGACTTTACAGGAATCTAGACATCCAACAGTTACAGTTGATAAGATCCTTGAGAAACAGGTCGAGATAGACGGTGAGTATGCTGTATGCGCTAATGGTGCTCAGTATCAAACTGACATCCAAGGATTTCTGCCCAAATTGATGTCCCAGATGTATAATGATCGTGTAGTATTCAAGAAAAGAATGCTTGCTGCGAAACAAGCATATGAACACAAACCAACAAAAGAATTAGAGAAAGAAATTGCACGTTGTAATAATGTGCAAATGGCAAAGAAGATCTCTTTGAACTCTGCTTATGGTGCTATCGGTAATGAATACTTCCGTTACTTTAAACTTGCCAATGCAGAAGCAATCACTTTGTCTGGTCAAGTTTCTATTCGTTGGATTGAGAATAAAATGAATGCGTACATAAATAAACTACTCTCAACCGAGGAAGTGGATTATGTCATTGCATCTGACACTGATTCAATCTATCTTAATCTTGGACCTCTTGTTACTAAATTTTTTAGTAATAAGTCTGACAATAAAACATCAATTGTTTCCATACTTGATAAGATCTGCCAAGAGAAATTGGAACCATTCATCGATGCCTCTTATCAGGAACTCGCGACGTATGTTTCGGCATTTGAACAAAAGATGCAAATGAAACGTGAGAACATTGCTGATCGTGGTATCTGGACTGCCAAGAAACGTTACATTCTCAATGTAT